AGAAAATAACGTATACTTTAAAAGTAGTAGACCATTTAAGAATTTATATAAATTATTTTCAGATACTTCTTTAACTCAAATACCAAGTCTTAAAACAGAATTACCATTATTAAGAAATGATTTTGAAGAAAAAGTTTTACAATATTGGAATACTATAAAAGACCAAAACATTTCACCTTATGAAAAACAAAAAAAGTTAGATGGTGAAATTAAACTCATACTAGGAGAAGCTTTACAAAATAGTACAATTTTCTCTAGCTCACCTAGTACATTAGAAAAAATAACTTCCAGATATGGAATACCTTTAAAATCAAATCAAGGAGCAGGTAATTAATGGCACAAACAATAACTCGTGATGGTAAAGATTATGTCTTTCCTGATAATTTTACTCCAGAACAAATTGAACAAGGAATAAAAAAACAGAAGGCAATCAATCAAGGCACTGATACTCAAACTGAAGAAAACATTAAACAAGAGGAAGTTAAAAAAGAAGAGGATAAAAGAGGTTGGGTTACAGATATTCCATTACAAGTTATAGGTGGAATAAGAGACGCAACTCAATCAGGAATTAAATTAGTTGAAGACATCCAGGAAAGTTCAGATGGATTTATGGGTAATGCCATTGTGTTTGGAGATAATGCAAACAATGGAATTATAGGAATAAAAAATAAAGAAGAATTAAAAAAAGACGGTTTAGGTTACGCAGGTTTTGGTAAGATTGATGATAATAATGATGCTTATGAATTACCAACTGTAGATGATGCAGATACTAAACTAGGTGCATTCACTAGAGGTGTTTCTCAATTTATGGCTGGTTGGTATGCAACAAAGCCATTAACTTTAGTTAAAGCAACTACCACAACAGGTAAAATAGCAGGCTCACTAGCTAAAGGTGCTGGAGCCGATGTTATAGCGTTTGATGAAAATACTGGAAGATTTGTTGATATGGTCAACAACACCTTTCCTTCATTACAAAATCCTTTATTTGATTATTTATCAGCCGAAGGAAAAGATGAAACTTGGTATGAAGCTAGATTAAAAAATGCTTTAGAAGGTTTGTTTATTGGAGGAATATTTGAAGGTGCTGGCAGAGGTATTCAAAAATATTCACCACAGATTAAAGAGAGTTTTTCAAAGTTTAAATCAGAATTTGTAGACACTGCTAAATTTATAAAATTTAACAGAAAGTCTTTAACTGGAGAAAAAGTAGATTTTGCTAAATTAAAAGAAGTAGAAGATAGATTATTAGGAGAAAGCACAGAATTAACTCCATCAGGTAAACAATCTTCAGAAAAATTAGTTAAGAAAATTAAAGCCGAAGCAGATACTCAAAAGATTGCTGACACTGTAGAAACTTTAAAAACAAAAGCTACAGCCGATGATTTGAATGAACAAATATTAAATACATTTGATGATTTCATTAATAGTGCAAGAGAAAATGTTGCAAGCGGTGGTAAGAAGAAAACTTTAGATTGGAGAAAAAATCTAGGTGAAAGTTTAGATTTTAAATTATCTCCACGAGCTTATGCTGATAGTAACTTTGGTACTATCGTACTTGAAGCATTACAAAAAGTAGTAAGAGCAGAAAGAAAGTTTGATGTTATTGGTGACAAGATAATTGAAAACCAAGCAAGAAAGCACGGTGGTGACATTATTCAAACTACTAAAATGTTAGGACAACTTGGTGACAAGTTAGAGTCTGGTCTTAAGTTTATGTATGCCTCACAACAAATACAACAAAACCTAGCAGACGCTTTATACAAAATGGTTAAGAATGTTGACAATGTCTACACTGACCAGGATATGAAATTAACTACAGCTTTATTAATGAGGCTAATGAGATTTGATGAAAAAGTAACTTCAAATTTAGGTAGAGGTTTAAGATTAAGAAGTGTTTTAAAAGACTCTGTTACTGATTACGATTTAGGTTCAGAAGCTATTCTTAAATTAGTTAAAAATATGGATACTTGGAATGGTAACTTTCAAGATTTCAAAAATGCAGTAGCTATGACTAAAGATAAAAATTCAGTTCAAAGAATTGCTGATTTTATTTTTAGAAACAAAGTATGGAATGTAGCTAACGAATTATGGATGGTAAGTGCACTATCATTACCTAAAACACAAATAGTAAACGCTGTATCAACTGGTGTTAATATGATTATGAAACCAATTGATTTAATGGTTGGTTCAAAACTTACTTGGGGATTAGACCCACAAACAGCTAAACAGGTAAAAGCTCAAATGGAACAAGGAGCAAGTGTATTAGCTGGCTATCAACATTATTTAAGTGATGCTTTAACTTTTATGAAAAAATCATTTAATGAAGAAGATAGTATTTTATTTGGTGGTAGCACTAAATTTGACACTAACACTAAAGCATTAGGTAATAGTAAATTAGCAAAAGCTATTAGAACTCCATTAAGAGGATTAACAGCAGTAGACGAATTTTTTAAACAAATAACTTATAGAAGTAAATTACAACAAATTGCAGTTAAAGAAGCAATCGACTCTGGAGCATCCAGAACTAAAGTTGTAGGCAAGCTACCTAACGGTAAAGAGATTACTGAATTTGAGCAAATGGTTGCTAATAGAGTTAGACAAGGATTTGATGAAACAGGATTAATTGCAATAGATAAAGAAGCTTCAAGATTTGCTCAAGAAGTTACATTCACAAAAGATTTAGATGGAGTATTAGGTGCAGTTCAGAATGTAGTTAATGAAGCTCCAATATTAAAACAAATATTACCTTTTGTTAAAACACCTTCTAACTTGGCAATACAAGCTATTGAAAGAAGTCCATTAGGTATCTTTGGTAAAAACTGGGAAAACTTTACAGGCGCTAGTAAAGATGCAGTAAGAATTGCAGAGACTAGAGGAAGAGTTGCTGTTGGTACAACAATATTAGGATTAACTGCGTTGTATACAATGACAGATAATATTACTGGTGGTTATCATCCAGACCCAAACATTAGAGAATTACAACAAGCAAAAGGTTTTCAACCATATTCATTTAAAGTTCCATTTACAGATACCTGGATACAATATGGAAGATTAGACCCAGTAGGAATGTTAATTGGTACAGTTGCAGACTTTACTCAAATTTATTCTGACTTGAATGACAAAGAAAGAGAACAAGTTGAAAATAATTTATTAGCACACATTGTTAAACAAATGGAAGGTGGTGCAGATGAACAACTTGGTATGGTAGATAAAGCACAAAACTTTGTCGTAGCAGGTTATAAATCAGTATTTAAAAACATAGCTTCTAAAACTTATTTAAGAGGCTTAATTGATTTCTTAAAATCATTTGACGGTGACCAGATTGAAGGAAGAGGTGCTTGGTGGGTAAATAATAAACTAGCTTCATATTGGCCTAATATTTTAACTAAAGTTTCTAATGATGGTTTCTTAAGAGATAGTGAAGGATTAGTTCAAGAGTTTCAAAAGAAAATTGGATTAAGAAGTTTACCTAAAAAATACAATGCACTGGGTGAACCTATTCAATACCAAGAGAATGGATTATTTAGATTTATAAATAATGCAATCAATCCTTTTGCTGTTCAAGGTCAAAAAGAAGATAAAGTTTTAAAAGCATTAATTGAAGATGAAATTTCAATTCCTAAATTAGATAAAGTTAAAAATGGAATTGATTTAACTCAATATGTTGTAACAGATAAAAAAGACCCAGACTTTGGAAAATCAGCTTACGAAGTTTATAATGAAAGATTATCTAAATCAGATTTAAGAAAAGATTTAGAGCAATTAGTATCAAGCAGAGATTATAAAGATGCTCCTAATAATATTACTATTGATGAAAATAATAGAAATTTAGGTGGTAAACAAATTATGGTTTATGACAAAGTTAAGTTTCATAGAGACTTATCTTTTATGGACATTCAATATAACGATAAATTTAAGTCTAAACAGAACCCAGAAATTAGTTTGGGTGAGGCTTATGTGAACAGAGATATAATCAGAGGAATAAGTGGAGCCACAAATAGAGTTCCTAAAGGATTAGATAGAGGCCTCTACGATTTCATAAATAATACCAAATAATAAACAACAGGACACTTTAGATATAAGAAATGTCATTTTTAGCTAGAGTATCGTATATCGCAAACGGTAGTACGAATACATTTTCCTTTTCGTTTTCTTACATAGTTTCATCACATATAAAAGTTTATGTTGATGGAGTACAGGATACAGGAATTACATTTCCTACATCTTCAACAGTACAATTATCTTCTACACCTGCTAATGGTGCAGTAGTTTTAATACAAAGGGAAACACCTGATGCTTCAAGATTAGTAGACTTCCAGGATGGTTCAGTATTAACTTCAGCAGATTTAGACCAATCAGCAGACCAGAATTTTTACATAGCTCAAGAAACTAAAGATAATGTTCAATCTAAATTAGGTTTAGATAGTTCAGATAGATTTGATGCTACTAATAAAAGAATTATAAATGTAGCTAATCCAGTAGATAACCAGGATGCAGTTACAAAATACTATTTAGAAAATACTTGGTTAAGCACTGGAGACAAAGCTAACTTAACTACAGTAGCAGGAATTAGCGGTGCAGTAAGCACAGTAGCAGGAATTAGTTCAGCAGTTACAGGAGTTAATGCTAACAATGCAGATGTTTCAACAGTTGCAGGTCAAATATCTCCAACAAATAATATTTCTACATTAGCAGGAATTAATGCTGACATAACTGCTGTAGCAAATAATAATGCAGATGTTT